GCAGGAGCGTTGTTATAATAGTTAGGCTTGTAGTAAGTAGAATCTTGTACTTCTGTTCTTGTATCACGGTATACTGTGAAACGTGAACCAACTGTACCTACTTTAGTAATACCAACAGAGTTAGTAGTTACATTACCATTAACCTTGAATGTTTCAAAGTCAGGAAGTAGTTCAAGGATAGTACATACTCTAGGAGTAGCTACTACGAAGTTTGCAGGTCCTCTACGGTTACGTGCAGCAAGGCGACCAGACTCAACCATGAGCTTCTGGAAGAATGTGTGGTTACGTTCAGCAGTCCAACGACCATCAGAACTTACAGGACTCCAGAAAGAATAACCTGTGTTGATTCCACCATTGATTGCGGATTGGATCATGCGCATTACAACTTCACGGTCAATCTCAGCTTGAATTTCGTAACTCATTGCGTTAGTCAATTCTGCATCGAGGTCGATACCGTTCATGTTTTTAATGTCCTGCTCAAGTTCAATACTCCAGCGTGTACCAAGTCTACGAGTACCAGCGGTAACTGATGTCTTTTCGAACTTTAGTTCTACCTGTGGAATGTCTCCTGAGAGTTCATAATCACCAAGTAGTGCTGCAATACCAGTATCTTCGTCTGCAAAAGTCCAGTCTGCATTACCAGAAAGGAAGCCAGATGAAGTACCTGTGAAGCGTGAGTCTAGGTATTGATAACCTAGTTCAGATGCAGGAAGGTTTCCTGCTCCACTTAATGCTGGGTTTACACCACCATTAGGGCTGTTTGCACCTGCTTGTGTTTCAAGAGGTGGAGTTTTTCCGTCAATTCCTGTACCGAGTGTTTCATTTTGGTAAGCGAAACGCATTGCGAACGCAAGACCAACTGGTCCACCCATTGGCTGAACACCACAGATTTCGTTTGCTACCAACTCTGGGAAGGTACGACGAATCATAGGAATTAGGATTTGTGGGAGACGTTGATCTCCTGCTGCATAGTTATCGCCATTAGCGATACCATTTCCACCCGCTGAAGCTGCGCCAAATACGCCTCCTGAGCTGTTGGATTCATTGAGGTAACTACGTTGGTTCTCAAGTAGTCGAGCTGTAGAGCGATAAACATGTTCGTTCTGAATTTCAGGTACAGTCTCGTCTGAATAGTCGAGTACTTTTTCCCATCGTTTCACAATCGCGTCCATTTCTGCGCCCTTTGTGTTGTCTTGGATATTTTCCATAATATTTTTATATTTTATAATCTCACTCTATTGTTAAGGCAAGTAAGCATCCTTATATTTTTGTTTATCGTTCAAGCTTTCGCTTCATTTATTAAAATTTGTTACGATTCATCACATTGATGTACTGAGACATCTCTGGATCAATTGTATCACTAGTAGTATTTACAACATTTTCTTCAATTATTTCAGATTGAAGTGAATCAATTACTGTTTCTCTGTTGTTAAAGGCTTCATTCTTCAAAGCTTTCTCTGCTTCTTTATCTCTCTTATCAAAAAGATTGGATACGAATTCAAAGTTTTCTTTAACATACTTTACTGACTTATCACCAAGAACCTTAGTAACATAATCTGATTTAGATTTATCGAAGTCTCCGCAGCTTTCAGCAAGGAATGCTTTCTTTTCGAAAGATTCAATGAGGTTAGTTTGCTTCTTGGACTCACGCACAAGTTTCTCATTCTTAGATTGTAGGTTGTCAATTTTTGACTTACCATCGATGATTGCATCTTGTACTGACTCTTTCATCATTACAGAATCAACTGCAAGAACTTGACGTAGGTTCTCAAGAACATTCATTGCACTCTTATTTCGAACTGCTTCAGAAATTTCTTTCTTAGGTAGTACGTCTTCGAGAACAACAACATCTAGATATTCACTAATGTCATCATAAAGGGTATTCTTAAAGATCTTTGCATTTTCAGAAATCTCTTGTTCGTAGCGTTTAACGATAGTGACAAGCTTCTTAGAGCGATCAGCATCAACTGCTTCAAGAACTCTTTTAAGTTTGACTCCATACGAACCATCAATGCGTTCCATCAAACTCTCAAGTTTAATAGCGTATTCATTATCCTGCATCTCTAACGCTGATTCAACTGAGAGAGTAACTTTATTTTCAAAAGCTGTTTGAATAGCCTCCAAAGATTCATCTCCTAGTACTGATCGCACTTCTTCGTTTAGTAGTTTCTTAATATTCATAATTAAAATATTGGGTTATCCATTTCCTCTTTGATTCGTTTCTCCAACTTTTTGGACAATACGCTTTCAAGAAATTTTGTTGCTTTACTATAGTCCTTTGAGGCAATAGCTGTAATCATTCTAGAAATCTTAGCTTTCTCACTAAGATCTTCGATGTTTTTAGTTTTTGTAGATTTTTTAATCATTGCTTTGTTATATTTATTTAATTGCTGCAATGAATTTGATTATTTCATCACGTAAATAAGATTCTACATTTTTTGTAGGTAATTTACTGATCTTCTTCTCAAAATCTTCATAGATGGATTCAAACCCACCATTAAGATCAAGAACATATGATTTGGATTCTAAAATCCCATTAACAAATGCTTTTGGGAAACTTGGATCTGCGACTGCATCAATGGCAACCAATCTCATGTTGCGAACAATGTTATGTCCTGACCCACTCTCTTCAAGAGAACCCAATGCTCTCGTTGACATTCCAATTTGTACTCCGTCTTCAATAAGGGACTTTAAAACTAATCCTGTGGGCGTACTTAAAACTTTACTTCTTCCCATATATGTATCACCTTCCAATTTGAGGTCTGTTACAATATGACAAGCTCTTTCTAAATCTACTTCTGCTGATTGGGGATGATTTAACTCCCCCATTGCTCTCTTAGGAGCTACCATCTCGTTAATATATCTATCGACTTCCGACTTGGTATCATCAAGATCATACATTCTATTATTTCTATTAACAGAATTGCAACCAATCATTGGTCCACTTATATATAGGGATGGCGTTGATGCTTCGCTCAAGTTCCTCTGTTCCTCTACATATGACACTTCAAAACCTTCAAACATTTCTGGATTAGGATTCTCTGCAATCAATTTCAGTTTCACGGACATATCAATATTTATAGTAAATGCATATATTTTATGCTTTTATTTCTATTTTAAATGCTTTTCCGTAAGAATTAAGAATTTCATATCCCACTTTTCACAGAAATGTTTTGCTGCGTCCCATTTACGAAGGTTCTTATCCCACTCAGTACATTCGTAGATGAATGTAGATTTCTTTTGTTTCTTCTTAATAGGCTTCTTGGTCTGTTTATGTGGTTTCACTTCAATGAGATATTTAGACACTACATCTCCTTCCTTCATCATAACGTATCCATCTACATAGTAAGTATGCATCTTTCCATCATGTCCCTTATAAGGAATACGAATAGATTCACTGCCCCAATGTATAATATTAGGGTTGGAATCGCAGAACTTAAAGAACTTTAATTCAAGTCCAGATCTATATATAGCACGATCTCCATCAAACTTATCCTTATGTTTTGGGTAAAAATACCCTTGACGATATTTAGAATTCATCTTCAAGGGTAGTTCTTTTCTAGCTTTCCTCATAATCAATTATTGTACATCGAATACTACATAGTCATAACTACCATCTTCGTTGTGGCGTATACCTATATTCTCACAGTGAGAATCTGTATGTGCGACTCCAATATTACCTAGTTCACTAAGACCCCAAGAAATATCATCAGCAAACTTTAACTCTTCGTCATCTAACCCATCCTCTTCCTGATCATAATAATTATCACGCCAATCGGGTGATTTTTCCGACAATGATTGTTCAATGGTGCATATATCCTCAGTAATATCTAATAATTCGGTCACATATGCATTATGTTCCTCTGACACATCAAATATATTGGCTACATTGGCAAATTTTCTCCTAGACTCTCTAATCTTAATTGCTGAATACATTTCCTCGTCAGAACTCGTCAATTTAACAACATAATCCTTTCCTCCAAAATTCACTAAGAATGCTGTACCCCAATGTCCACTTCCTATATCGGAAGCTCCTTCATAATCCATTTCAAAATCGTCATATTCTTCGTCAGACATAGCATCCACTTTGCCTTTAATATTTTCATCAGCAATACCTAATTTAGCAAGAACCTCTAATTCATGCTTTACTGAATCGAATTCCCTATACTCGAATATATATTTCTTAAATGATTTCATTATCCTACGAAAATCCCGATAGGTTCTGAATCACCAAATCCAGCACTTGGACCATCTAGCATTAATTCTTCTAATCTTTCCTTCTCTTGCAAACCTTCATTAAGTACAAGTTCACCATTTAAAGTTCCAGATCCTGGCAAAGATACATTTGAAATCTTTGTAAGTATGCGACCCCAAGTAATCTTAGTAAGAGCTAATGCATATTGATATACCCAAGGTTCTTTAATAATATCTCTAATTGGTCTTTCAACATAACATGAAATTACTCCCCAATATCTTGTATCTTTTGGTTGTGGATAGAGTTTTAAGTATTGAGTTCTCTGATCAAAATGTGTTTCTTTCTTGAGGGCAAGCACTTTTTCTCGTGTTTCTTGCCACTCTTTCATAGTATTCCACGATACTAGATCAAATCCAAAATTACCCATTGCATGACTGAAAAATGTTTGTTGAGCCATTGATTGCTCCATTGTGAATAGCGTATTAATACCTGTTGTAGATCCTTCATCAAACTCTTTAACTGCAATAACCTTTCTATATTCCATTGTATCGTAGTCAAATGCATTATTATATACCTCTACATCTTCCGCAACAGCACCTTCTTTAGTAATAGTTGTTTGTCCTGCCTTCTGGAAGCTGGCTGATAATGCTGGTAGATATTCAGTGATGTCTGTATAAACATCTCCTCCAATAATATCCATTTTAGGTATACCATTCTCTGGAATCACAGCACTTAGGGCTGAACTAGCAGTAAAGTCGCTATATTCGATAGGAGTTGTCACAACATACACTTCATTGGTATTATCAATGGAAAAGTCGGGATTATTGCGAATTGTGGGGTCTTTTGCTAGTCTTTGGGCTGGTGTGAACCCAGTATTGGCTACTGTGAATAGGTGATCTAAACGAATTCCTCTATTCTTTTCATATAAATTACTATCAAATACTAAGTATTCCTCAGTATACCCTGCAAATTTAGTAAAAAATTCCATAGAAATACTAATATTTTCATACAATCCTTCAGGGTGTACCTCTACATTAATGGATGGATGTCCCAAACTATACAAAATTCGTTGTCCAAGGGCTTGAAAACTCTCAATTTTTGAGTTTAAGTTTGTGGATTGGAATGCGCTTATAGGTTTTACTTCGCACAGGTTACTATCATGAAGACTCATATGCATTATTTAGCATTTTACACTCACAACATCAAGTGATAGCTATTAAATAGTATTAATAACATCACACCATGAATATAATCTATGTAAAAAATATGCTAGAGATATGTGCTATTGTAGCAGGACTAACTGTTACTTTGATACCAACATATCGCTGGATGAAAAACCGCATAAGGCGTAAGGAAGAGGAAGAAGAGGCTAAGGAAGATGAGAGAAAGACTCACAAAGCTATATCTGAACAAACTCTAGAATCTATTAAAGGAATAGATATACGTTTAAAGAATGTGGAGGAGGAGATTACATTAAGTGATGGGTCTATAAAGAATTTTGTACACGTCATTAAAGCTGAAATTGATACCTCGAATTGGTTGAACCCTAGACCTATGTTTAGGACAACCACTTCTGGATTAAATATATTTGTAAATGAGGCATATTGTCAAATCTGTAAATGTAAGTCTGAAGATCTCATCAATTTGGGATGGATGAATTTCCTCATATCCACCGAGATGGCAGACTCTATACATCGAAGATGGATGTCTTTCGCACACGAACTGACTCAATATAATGATGTAATGCATTTTGTCACAAATGATGGGGAGGATAGAGGTAATTGGAATGTAGTTATCAAACCATTGGGACCAACCACTTTACAAAAAAATGTACTATCTGACGATAGAACTATTATTAAAGAAGATGTGCATGAATATATATGGCACGGAACATTCAAACCAAAAGACGATATTGCTAAGAAAATTGCTGACAATCTGGGAATTCCATACTAAATAGATGCATGAGATATACACCCCCAACCAAATTAGCCATGCGTATAACTTACGGTCTTTTAATAGGATCTATTATATTCACCATGTTTGATTATAATAGATTTTCTAATGTATGTTCCGTGATATCGACCTGTAATCTATTGGCAGCTATTCAATTCAAAAAATATTAATTGAAAAAATAAAGACAAAAAAAGCGAGGTAATTATACCTCGCTTTTTTTTTTATATTTATTATTCTATAGGAGCTTCGCCACCAGCCTCCATTGGGGCTTCCTCGCCACCGATTGGCATTTCCTCTGCCATATCGCCCCCAGCAGCAGCAGCTCCACCAAAGTCAGGTATACCACCCCCACCTGCGCCACCAGCCATACCGCCAGCCTCCATACCACCACCTTCAGCTCCACCTTGAGCCATGATAGTTTTCCAATTTGGACCTAGTGTTTCAATCTGACTTAATACAAATCTGTGTTTTGCATCTTCTTCTTGTAAGGATCTGTTTTGGATAATATCTTTATCAGCCCATCCTAAATATTTCTTTAGTGCAAATGTTTCTGATATACCTTCACCACCAGCAATTGAGTTATATGTGTTGATCTTCAGCTCAAGTTTTTGAGACTCGCGCATATCATAGAAGTTTGTAGGAGGATTGAATTCTACACATAATTCATCTTCTGTTAAACTTAGCTCGTCTACAAGATTACGAAGTTTTAAATGTGTCCAAAATCCTCTCTTCAGAGCAGCACCAAATTTTCGTTGTTGGCGAATAATCATTCTAGCAAACTTCAATTCTTCTTGTAGAATCTCAGAACCATCTCTATACGATGCGTCTGGATCTAGTTTAGATGTTGGAGTCTTTAAGCTTCTGTAAAGTTTCTTTAGGAAGAATGTGAGATCGTCCATAGATCCATAATTTTGATTGCCTCCAATTTCAGTAACTGATGTTGGATCTTGTCCTTGTCTCTGAGCAAACCAATATGAGTCTGTCATTGACTGAGGATTATAACGCTTAACAACATCATTCTGATCAACATCAAATGTTTTACTGCTCCAATATTGTTGACGTAGTTTACGGATATATGCTTCTGACTGGGGAGCGTTCATGCGACCAGTAGATACATTGAAAATGAAACGTAGAGGCGCGTGTACCATTCTATGGATGACAATGGAGTCTTCTATGAGAGTCAGTTGGCGATAAGCTCTACGACAATTCTCAAGGAAAGGAGAAATGAATTCTTTGTTTGCTGAATATGTGCCATTATTGAAATATGCGATTTGTGATTCTTGGAACGGAATAAATTCCCAATCTTCAACTTTCTTCGGATCATCAATGGCGAAGATAGGCTTTCTGTATAAGAATCCTTTAATAAGCATGTTTTGAATATTATTATAAACTGGGTCCATCAAATCTGCTGGGAGATTGACAACACCCAACACACCCCGATCCTTAGCAGAGTCATGAATAATATGTTCAAAGAAACACTCTCCTTCAGTGAAGAAGCGTCTAAAATATTCAAAACCGTGATCTTCCAAATTATAATGACCCACGTATTTACGAAACTCTTTAATCAACTTACCTTGCATCTTTGGGTCAAGATCAGTATCTCGGAATGTTAGTTTAACAACATCCCCTTCTCCATCAATAGTGATACATTCGTCACATATTTCGTCAAGAATATCAGAGACTTCAGAGTTTGCTGCAATTGTTCTATAGTCACGAAGTCGAGCAGGTTTATCCTGTAGTGCTGGTGCATACATTACCTCTCCAAATGTCTTGTCTTGGTCGATAGCAGCATTCGCAATGTTATTATATTCATTGCTTAGTGCTATGGAATTCTTCGACAGAACTTCGGGTTTCCTCATTCCCACCTTTTGGAAATCTTTATATTTTGGATTTTTATCGTCAGTAGTATTAACCTCTGCATATACTGTAGAAGGTCCAGATGCTAACTTTGATTTTAATCCACCCCCATACGTTGAGCTATTGGAGGTTGATGAGTCGTTACTTGCCATAATAACTATTTACCCATTT